GCGGTGGGGGGGGGGGTGGGGGGGAGGGGGGCGGCGCGGCGCCCGGCCGGGCGGTTGTGGGGGGGGCGGGACGTGCCCGCCGTTTCGTCCATGAAGGCCGCGAACTCGAGGTCGAACTGCATCGCGTCCGACGCGGCCCACTTCTCGTCGGGCAGAGAGGAGAGCTTGACGCGCGGGTAGCAGCGACCGATCAGCCACTCGTCGGCGGCGGGGCCGTCAGCCATGACGAGCAGTAGGCGATATTCTGCGAGTGCCGGGATCGCGGCCTCGTCGAAGGTGATCTCGCCAGTGGTTTTGGATGCCTTGGTCTGCGACATGTCGATACCGTAGACGAGCTGCTGGATCGTCTTGCGGACCGGCTCCAGGACCGTGAGCTTCACCGACTTGGGCGCGCCGGTCAGGTCAGACCGGACCGCTTCCGCATATCCGAGGGCATCGACCTCTTCGTTCTTCGCGTCGGCGGAGAAGGTGATGCCATCGGTTGTGATGAGACCCATGGGCATGAAGTCGGCGGGGATCTCCTTGAGGGCGCCGCCTGCGTCGGTGATTGCCGTCGGGACTGCCGTTGTCATCGGGGCCAGGAACGCGAGCGCGTTCAAGCCCTTCCTGACATTGGTCGTGCGGTTGTGCTTCTTCTTGAGGGCTTCGATGGTGGTCATGCGAGCCTTCCCTTCATGTCAGTTGATGTCATTCTGAGATTGGCCTGTGCGTGACCGTTGCCGTCATATGAACGACTTCGACAGCCTCGTAATAAGGCTGCACGCCCAGGGTCGATTCGACCTCTGCTTCATCTACCCAGCCGGACGCGCCGACGACCGGACGGACGGCGAGCGCCCCCTCGATCTGGTCCGCGAGCGCGGCGGCTCCGACTTCGGTGGGTGAGGCCGGGGTCTTTGCGTAGATGGAGATTGAGATCGTGTCGGCTCGGTCGTATTCGCCAGTGTCGGCGTTTACGAGCGAGACGTGTGCGAGCGGGAGGGGGCCGTCGGTGAAACCTGGTTGCAGGATGCGCGCCGTCGGCATGCCGGTCGCCGCGGTGATCGCGTCCCTGATGACCTGGACTGCGTCTGTGTAGGTCATCTGGACCGCCTCCGTTTAGATCTGGCTCCGAGGAGCGCTCGGAGAGTGTGCGCTCCAGGGACCGGTTTTCCTGTTCTTGAGCGGTGTCCGAACTCGACTGCCAGCGCGTGCGGTGCGTCGTTGTAGACGCGGCCAACGTCTCGAACCGGACCTCCCGGCCTGAGCGGCGCTTTAGTCGTTTCGGCCTTGTATGAGTCAGCGAGGCTGTCGGTGAGGCCTCGCGGGGCGGCTGCGGCGGCAGCGGCCCTGAGCTGTTCGGCTTCCTGGTGTAGGCCGGGCGCGAGGGCACCGCTTTGTAGGAAGCCCTTGATTCCGGCTGAGTCCCTGCGGAAGCTATTCCCCACTTGCTCACCTCCGGTTGATAGTGACGGCGACGCCTTTCGGCCAAGGGGACGGCGGCGACTCGACTTGCCATTTCCCGCCGAGCGGGTGCTCAGCCGGGATCGTGATCGTGTCACCGACCGCGATCGTCGTTCCCGGCGGCGCGTACAGCGTCGCTTGCTCGTCGGGCTGCTCCGACGGCGGCGACGTCAGCAGCCCTGGGACCGTGAAGGCCCCCGGGGCGACAAGACAACCGCCGATCAGCCTCCCGCCTATCCCCTTAATCAGGTATCCGTCAGCGTCCCTGCGGACACTTCCCTCAACCTGAACCGTGGTCCGCCACTCTTCCATCGGTTCCCGGCTCATGCTTCCATCACCCACACATGGCCGGCGCGGCGCGGCCTGAACGAGTCCGCGAGCGCCTGGTCGTCGGGGGATAGGAGGGCTTGGCCTCCGATTGCCCAGCTGGCGTACTGCCTGGTCTGGGTGAACGGTCCGGTTGTGTCCGTTGCCTGCGTGGCTCCGTGCGCTGCGGCGTCGTCGATCGACATGATGCGGCGCGCGCTGTCGGCGAGTTGGAGTCGGACGGCGGCGGGGACTTCGGCGAGGCCGGCGGAGTAGGTGACGACGAGGAAGTCGGACGCTGGCATATCGACCTGGACGAAGCCGTGTCTGAGCTGCCAGGCGACCGGCGTTCCGTCGTCTGTTGTCACCGAGTGGACGGCGAGGAGCGGTGTCCGAGTGGGGAAGAGGCGACCGCCGCCGTCGACCTTGAGTCGGTGCGTGTACTGCTCGACGGTGAAGGTCTGGCGTGCTCGGTCTCGGAAAGCTGCTGAGAGCTTGTCGAGGACGAATTCCGCGCGGCGCTTCTCCGTCTCGTTGAGGTCGCGGCCTAGTGCTGCTTCCAGGTCCGAGACGGATGCGAGCGGTAGGGCGGCGGTCATCTCTCCTCCTACTTCTTGGTCTTGGCCGGAGCGTGCTCCGGATCCTCGATGTCCTCGACGTCCTCGACAGGCTCGATGCCGTCTGCGACAGCCTCGACGATGCCGGCGGCGATCATCGCGGTTGCGACCTGATCCTCGACCTCGATCTCAAGGCCGTTGGTTCCACGGACCAGCATCAGACCCCCTTAAAGACCTGAACGGCGGTCGGGCGCAGCACCTTGCCGCCGTACACGTGGAGGCCACGGACGCGGTCAGCGAAGGTGTTCTCTGCACGCATGCTCTCGACCTTGGAGATCTGAGAGACGTAGGCAACCGACGGCTTGTGCAGCGCAATCGCCATAGGCTTTGCGTTGTCCAGCCACGGGGACACGACGACGTCGAAGCCGAGGAGGCGACCGATGATCGCTTCTCGCAGGCCCTCGGTCGTGTTGGACTTGTCGAAGGCGGTGAGCTTCGAGCCGTCGGAGAGCAGGAGGCTCTCGAACTTTCCGTTGACGAGCAGTACGCGGCCAGCCTGCGGAACCTTCGCGTCGGTGAGCTTGCCGCGCAGCTCAAGCGCGATCTTGTAGGCGCTCGGCCAGTCAGTGGGTGTGGTCAGGCCGGTCACCGCCGTGCCCTGCGTGGACAGCAGTCCGGTGAGGAAGGCTTCCGCGTCCTCGACGAGGCCGATACCGGCGGACTCGGTGTACTTGTCGAAGCTCTTATTCGCCTGGGCGCGGTCGATGTCATCGACAAGGAAGTCGAAGGACTTCTCCTGATCGACGACCAGCTCGATACCCGTGTCGGCGACCGTGTCGGGCGCGGTCGTGCGCGGCTGCTTGCCGCCGCCGGACGCGGCGGGGAGGACGCCGGTCTTGTAGTCCTTGACCTTGACGTCGACGATGCCGGCGATGTGGATCTTCGATCCGGAGGTCAGTGCGCCCTCGTACTCGCGGTTCGTCAGGCCGGTCAGGACAGCCTGGTTACGGAAGCTCTCCAGGATGGAGGCCGACCAGACTTCGGGGATAAAGTTCGTGTTAGCCATTGTGGCTCCTTTCGCGGGATCGCCGTCAGGCGAGACCCATCACGTCGTTGAGTTGGCCCGCTCGGCGGGCCTGGTTGATCTGCTCGGCACTCATGGTCTTGAGGTCCTCGCGTGTGAGCTGCTTGCTCGACCTGATCTCTTCACCTCGATGCCCCGCGTCGGATGCCGGGGCGCCCTTCGGGATCTGCGCTCCTCGCCACGCCAGCAGACGATCCGCAGACGCTTCCAGCTCCTCCAGCGTCGAGCCGGACAGCAGGTCCACGTCCACACCCTTCGCCGCAGCGACCTGAGCGCGTACTGCCTGGACTTCGAGGGCCTTCACGCGGGCCTCAGCCTGCGCAGCCTTATCGAGCGCCTTCTGCAGCTCCGTCTTGCCCTGCTCCTCGTGCTCGTCGAACAGGCGCGCCTTCTCGGCGTTTTCCTTCGCACGCGCCTCGTTCTGGCGTGAGAGCGCCTTCCACCTCTTCGCTTCTGCTTCCCAGTCCTTTGTCTGCTCCGTTTCGGTAGCAGCCTCCGAGACCTGAGCCTCATCCGCTTCCCCGCCCGCAGGCGTGTCAGCGGCATCCACGAATCGCAGATGCGGGCGCTCGTGCAGGTGAATCTTCATGGTCGATCAGTCCTCCCGTTTCGGGTAGCCTCCCCCGCGAGCGCCGTTGCGGCGATGACAGGGGCTTGGTTGTGCGGCGCAGCGCGGGCTTGGCGTTACGCTTCGTCTGGCTTGCCGCTTGTTTTCTTGGGTTTGGGTTCGGCCCACGTCAAAGTGGCGCCGTATTCCCCGTGTGCCTCGACTCGGATTAGCTTCCGGTAGTCGGGCGTCCTGCCTCCTCGGTCGGCTTCGCCGAGCCGTTCGGCAGCGATCTGGTGGACCTGCTCCAGGCGGTCCTCGTCGATGACCTGCTGGCCTGCCGCTTCGGGCGGCAGCGGCTGCACGTCGCAGTCGCAGCCCGGATGGATCGGCAGCAGATCTTCCTTGTAATAGCGCTGCGTCGAGGCGACGACGCAGAGGCCGCAGTTCTCGCGGCCCGTGAGCACACGCCGGTAATACGAACCCGTGTCCGGGTAGGCGCGCAGCACTTGGCGGGATGCGCGGACCTTCGCGAGCTGAGCGTCGCCTCCGATCAGCTGAGTCAACCGGAGTCGCCCCTCAGAGACCGCCTGCTCGACAGGCTTCCCGTCCGACAACGCCTTGTAGACGTCGACCGCCGGACGGCGGTACACCGTCCGAGGATCGACACCGCGAGCGCCGAGGACATCCGTCTTATCGAGTGGCGGGACGACGAGTTTCCAGCCGAGCTCGTGTGCGCAGCGCGCGAGGTAAGCTCGGGTCAGGTCCGCGATTCGGAGCTGACCGGCGGTGACCCTGGGGACGAGTGCGTCGATCATGTCCTCGACGGCGCTTGCCCTGTAGTTCGGCATCGAGTCCCAGTAGGCCTCGCCGAACTTCGTGATCTGTGTGCGCACGGCGTGGACCTGGGAGCTGTAGACACTCGTGAGGTCGTCCAGGTCCGTCATGCTCACTTCTCCTCAAGGTCGGCTGACTGCGTCTCAGGCAGACGCAGAGCGACGGGCACTGCTCCGGTGAACTTGATTCCGTCGAGGCCAACGACCTGAGCCGCTGACTCCGGCGCTACGCCCGCGCGGATCGCTGTGCCGAGTGCGTCGAACTTGGTTTTCAGCTCAGACGGATCCCCCCCCCGTGACCGGAGGCTGCGCCTCATCGGTCGGCTGGGGGTTGTCCTGCAGTGCGAACGCGAGAGCCAGTTGCTCTTCGGCTCGGCGCTGCTTGTCCTGTGCGATCTGCTCCGGCGAGTAGCCGAGGATATTCCGCTGGATTGTCTCCAAGGCTTCGCCTGCGTTGCGGGCCTGAACTGCTGCGGCGTACTTCTCCGTGAGAGACACTGCGTGCGGAGGCACGAACAAAACCTCTACGGTTTCAGTCTCGTCAAGGTCGATGCCCTCGACCGCGAGCGCTCGCACCATGAGGTAGGCCAGTGCCGGCTTGAATCGTTCGATCCGATCCTCAGCCTTGGACAGGAGCGCCTTCTGCGGCTGTTCGGCGCCCGACGCGGACTGGTTTGCCGAGTCTGGCAGCATGATCGACAGCGGGGTCGAGGTTTCGACCGCGAGCTCGCGCCAGTCGTCCTTCGTGGCGTTGAGGATCTCGGTGATCTGAGTCTGCGAGGACTCCCAGATTTCGACTCCGGGCGGCAGCTCCCAGAGGGCGGCGGGCGACGGCTCGAACACCTTCTGGTAGTCGATCTCGTTCCCGGCCTCGTCCTCAGCGGGCAGGCCCGCCGACCCTTCGGCGCTCTTGAGCGCTCGCTGGCGGAACGCCTGCATCGAGATAATGACCAAGCGCTGCAATGTCTGCCAGTTGATGCGGTCGATCAGGTCGAGGACGTTCTCGAACTCGCCCTCGCCGAAGCGGTTCTCCAGAACGACGACAGGCGGTGCGCCCTCGAACGACTGCTCTCCGGCCTCGTCCTGCCGCCAGCCGGAAGAGACAGTCGAGATCAGGGCCTTCGAGTCACTGTAGGCAGAGCGAGAGAACGAGGTTCGTTTCCCGGGTGTCCACATCACCAGATGATCGATGCCCGCCGCAGTGTCGCGCCAGACCTTCACAGCCGCGAGCGCACGCCAGGGCCGGACCGGATCCGGCTCCACATACATGTGCTCAGGCCGCTCGTAAGTCACGCACGCATGCCCGTCCTCATCTTGGGTGACGAGGAGGTAGCCACGTCCGAGGGTCGCGGCGTCCCAGATCGCGTCGGAGAAGGCGACCTTGAGGCGGTTGTCGCGCCAGATCCTGGCTGCGGCCAGCGCCGCTGGCGTCTTGTCGCTCGCGCCGACTGTCACGCCGTTCGGGATGAGGCGGTCGACGAGCGCGGAGACGACGAGCTTTCCGGGGCTGGTGCGTGCGCGGCGCTGGAATTTGATCCAGGCTTTCGCCAGGTTTGGCCCCATCTCCGGTAGGGGACTGGTGCCGTTTGTGTAGGAGCGCAGCAGGTCTGTTCTGGTGCGCGCCTTGTCCATCTTTTCGGTGAGGTAGGAGAGCCACTCCTCGGGGGTCTTGGTCATGAGGTGGGGCCTCCTTCCCCGGTCTGTTTGTTAGTAGAGTCGTCGCGGAGCGCGGCGTGCCGTCGGCCTGGCCGCGCCCTTACCGACCGCGTCGAGGCCAGCCTTATAGGCGAACATCGCGCCCCAGGTCGCGTCGATCTTGGAGTAGTCCTGATCGTCGGCTGGCTTGACGAGGACATATCCGGCCTGACGCGGGGACTTCCTCGCGTTGAGGAAGTGTGCGGTCATCGTCGGATCGCCGTCGTAGGTAATGAGCCCCTGGTGGATCGCAGAGAGCAGCTGAGCGAAGTTCTCGCACGTCTGAGAGACGTTGCGCTGCGGGTAGCGGATCGGCTCCGCAGCGCTGATCTTCGCCCGCAGGCGGCGCGAGTACTTCGCCTCCCATGCCTTGACATCCTGTGCCCAGCCCGCTGATGGGTCGGCGTAGAAGCCGACGACGTTGTAACGCTCGAAAGCGTCTCGCACGGTCTGCTCGATCTCCAGGCGCGGCGGTTGCCACCCCTCGCCTGCCGGTCCGTCCGGCTGCGTCCAGATCCCCACCTTGAACAGGTGCTTTTGTGTAATCGAGTA